GAGGCGTTTCAGTTAGTGTAATTGCTAGTAATGAGCATACATGGTTAAAAATTGCTTTAGTTAGTTAGGAGTAAGTGATGTTTGGTAGTAATGTGCAGCCTAAGCGCCGCATTAAAAATGTTAAGAAGGAGCCTTGGTATTGTCACTCTTGTGACTTAGAGCATCCTCATTATTATTCTAAGTGTCCTAAGTGTGCGGGGCATCGTCCACATTAAGGATTGTTATGCCTGATTATTCTTTTCGTAAGGGTGTTAGTGTTGATAAGGTTATGCTTGGTGAGATGCTTGGTGCGTTTCCTGAGAAGTTTGGTTGGTTTCTTAGTGTTGGTTACTTGCCTCATTATTGGCAAACCTTGTTTCATGCTAATAGTATTGATGGTAGGTTGGTGCGGTTTAGGCACTTGGTAGCGGGGCGGCGTGGTGGTAAGACTCTTAGTGCTGCTTGGGAAGTATTATTCTATTGTTTGTTTCCAGAACAGTTTCATAAGGATCTTCATGGTACTGATCGGGATGATCCTTTGTGGGTGTGGGCCTTGAGTGCGTCGTATAAGGTGGGTCGTCCTTCGTATCTTACTATGCGTAAGGTCATTACTGATGCTGGTTTGATTATTGGTAAGGATGTTAAGGAGAATCGTGGAGATTTAAGGTTCGAATTTGCTAATGGTTCGCTCGTTGAGTTCAAGTCGGCGGAGGATCCACAGTCTCTTCGTGGTGCAGGTTTGGATATTCTTTGGATGGATGAGGCTGCTTTCATTAAATCAGAGGAAGCGTGGCTGGTTACTCGCCCCTCTCTGAGTGATAAGCAGGGAATGCTTGTAACTACTACTACTCCGGATGGTAAGAACTGGTTTTATGACGAGTTCTGGGGTACGGATGCTATGAAGGATCATAATATTGGTCGGGTAGAGTATCGTAGTATTGATAATCCTTACTTCGCTAAGACAGAGTGGGAGTATGTTAAGCGTCGGTATCATCCACTCTTGTTTAATCAAGAGTATTGTGCTGCTTTTGACAGCATGGCTGGCCGAGACTTAGCAGGAGACTGGTTAAAGTACTATACAGAAGAAGATTTGCGGGATGATGAGGGGAAACCCTTAAAACTACGCAAATATATGGGCGTAGACCCAGCAGTTAGCATGAGTGGGAAGGGCGACAGGTTCGTTATCAGCGTCGTAGGCGTATCAAACTCTAATCAAGTCTTCTTATTAGAGCAATACGCGGCGCGTATCCCGTTCGCGGAACAATTGGAGAGAATCGAAGAGTATTATATTAATTGGAAGCCTGAAATCATCGGCATTGAGTCGAATGCTTATCAGGCTGCGCTGGTTCAGCAGGCTGAACGTTTACCTTCGATGCCTCCCATTGTTCCTATCTTCGCTAAAGGTAAGAAGTACGAGCGGATCCTCGCTATGAGTCCACTATTCCGTATTGGTAAGATCAGAGTCAAGAAAGATCATCGTGATTTTATTGACGAGTGGATCAATTATGATGCTAGTATGAGCAAACCTAAGGATGACTGCTTGGATAGTGTTGAGATCGCGCTCAGATGCGCTGGAGCCTTGCTCGGAGACTATGCTACAGAGGCTAAGCCTAATAATAATTTGCCTGACTGGGTGCTGGCTGACAGGCCGGGAGCCAGTCGTAAAGAGAATTTTGTTGATGACGATATGGGGAGTATGTGGTAATGTTAGAGAAGTATGAGAGTGGTCGTGTTTATGATATGATTACGGGTGAGATGGCTGTGCGGGGTGAGATGATTCTGGATACTGGTATTCGGACTATTATGTATCGTCCGCCGCGTAATAATCGTACTATGTTTATGAAGGAGTCTACTATTGTTTGGTTGGCAGAGAAGGCAGGATACTCTCTTGTTAAGCGTGATGACGGAGATTCTGGACACGCAGAGGGTGTGGACGGAGCGGATGTTGGCGTTGGAGGAGGAGAGGCTGCGGTTGGAGCGGTTAAGGTTGGAGGGCGCAAAGCCTCTAAGTGATGCTCCTATGGGTCAGTTGCGTGTTAATGAGGATGAGCAGGACGCTGATTGGGCGTTGCGTCAGGGTATTATTGATCCTGCTGAGTATAAGGACTTGTTATCACAGGCTGGTTTATTGCCGAGTGATATTGAATTTATCTAGGGGGATTTAATTTGTTTGAGACTGGTGACAATTTTATGGAGGATGTGCCTGCTGGCTATGCTTCGGCTGCCAGTCTCGTTAAGCGCGTGGATGATTTGCAGCGGCAGCGCGATCTTATGGAGCGTGTCTGGAAGATTAATCTTGCGTTTTATAAGGGTAAGCAGTACGTGTTTTATAATAAGCGTTCTCGTCGGTTGGAGTCGTTGGCGACTGAGGATGGGGAGAAGCCGCGTTATCGTGTGCGTATTGTTGCTAATCAGATTGCTCCTAATAGTATGGGCTTGTTGGCTCGGCTTACTAAGTCTAAGCCTACGTTTTTTGCTACTCCGGTGCAGGCTTCGTTTGAGAATTTGAAGGCTGTTGATGTTGCTGAGAGTCTTCTGGATTTTTGGTGGGATCGGTTTAGTCTTAGTGAGAAGCGTGAAGAGGCTATGTTGTGGGCTATTATTTGTGGTAATGGTTTTTGGAAGATTAGTTGGGATGATAAGACGGGTTCTAGTATGAAGTTATTGTTGGATCCTGATAATAATAATCCTATTATTGATCCTCTTGTTGAGCGTTTGTATCGTGATAATTTGGAGGCTATGGGTGTTGAGGCTGACCAGTTTGAGCGTGAGGTGTTTGAGGGTGATGTTCGTATTGATGTGATGAGTCCTTTTGATGTGTATTTGGATGATACGGCTAAGGTGTTTGAGGATTGTAAGTTTGCTATTTGTTCTCATGCTATGAGTGTTGATGAGGTTGAGAAGCGGTTTGGTGTTAAGTTGAAGCCGAATGCTGTTAATACTTATCCTGATGAGGCGTTGCCGGGGTTGTTTACTAGTAATAGTAATCAGACTAAGGAGAATGTTCGTCAGGTGTTTTATGGTTACTTCTTGCCTACGCCTGAGCGTCCTGAGGGTCGTGTGGTTATGTTTACTAAGGATCCTAGTATTATTCTTTATGATGCTCCGTGGCCGTATCCGTTTAAGGAGTTGCCGCTGGTGAAGTTTCCGGGTATGCGTGTACCGGGTCAGTTGTGGGATTCTAGTGTTGTTGAGCAGGCTGTGCCGTTGCAGAAGGAATTGAATCGTACGTTGTCTCAGTTGATTGAGTATAAGAATCTTACGTTGAAGCCGCAGATGTTGGCTCCGGTTGGTTCTCTTCGTCAGCGTATGACTGATGAGCCGGGTGCTATTTTCGAGTATAATCCGGTTGCTGGTAAGGTTCCTGAGGCTATGCCTATTCCGGGCTTGCCGGGTTATGTGGTGCAGCACTTGCAGGATATGGGTCAGCGTTTGAAGGATGTCTTTGGTTTGTCGGAGATTATGCAGGGTACTGTGCCTCCGAATGTTGAGGCTGGTGTTGCTATTGATCTTCTTCAGGAGGCGGCTACTGATCGTCTTGCTCCTCAGGTTCTTATGATGGAGAAGGCGTTGGAGCGTTCGGGTAACCTTATGCTCGCGTTGGCGCAGACGTATTATACTGAGCCTCGTCTTATGATGCTTAGTGGTGGTGCTGGTTCTAAGCCTCGTGTTGAACAGTTTGAGCATGCGGATGTTTTGTCTGGTGTTCAGATGAAGGTTGAGGCTGGTTCTGGGTTGCCGCGTACTCGTGCTGGTAAGCAGGCTCGTGTTATGCAGATGCTTAATATGGGTATGATTACTCCGAGTAAGGCGTATAAGTATATGGATATGGCTGATTTTAAGACGCTTCAGGCACAGTTTCAGGCGGATGAGGATCAGGCTATGCGTGAGCATGATAAGTTGATTGATGGTATGGTTATTAATGTTGCGGCTGCTGGGGATGCTCAGGCTCAGATGATGAGTCAGATGCAGAATCCCGAGTTTGATCCTGAGACTGGTGAGCCTATGCAGATGGATCCTGCGGTGTTGCAGCAGAGTATGGATGCTGGGTTGCAGCCGTTGACGTTTGAGAATAAGCAGGCGCATCTTGATAC